AAGCCTACGACGCCTGCAACCTTACCAAGCGGGAAAGGGCAATAACTCTCTGCCTATTCACCGCCAAGGGCTGCATTGTCACCCGCGCCAGTGTCATGGCTCAGATGTATGCAAACAACGATGTCTGGGGCTCAAAATCACCTGAGGACGTAAATCCGAAGATTACGGACGTTTACCTCCACAAAATCCGTCCCAAGCTGAAATCACAGCAGGACGCACTGGAAGCCATTGGCCTCCCTTCAGTTATCGAGACTGTATTCGGTGTTGGCTATCGCCTGGTTCACAAGTCCAAGGCCAATTCAGCCCATGATGGAAAGTACAGGACAGGCCCCCAATGCGCCAAATGACCATGCGGGAGTTCCTTGACTCAAACGACCTCAAGGAAAATGAAACCGTGACCATAATAGACGGGCCTCAGCCGCTTCTCATCACATCAGACAATCGCCTCGCAAGGCAATGGTATCAGATGCACAAGCACCGACCTTTGTCTGACTCAAAGCATTAACGAAATCAAACACTTGGACATTTTACTATGGCTGGTGTGAAAGGACGCTCAGGCAGGCGCAATGACCTGCCATGGCAAGACGCCCTCAGGCTTGAACTTGCAAGGGCATCAGACCAAGGCAAAGAGCCGCTTCTGAACGCTGTGGCCAGAGCCTGCATTGCCAAAGCCATGGAAGGCGACATTCAGGCGATCAAGGAAATTGGCGACCGACTTGACGGCAAGCCGCACCAGTCACAGACGGTTGACACCACACAGACCCTTTACGTCATCGAAGCAAAGGCAGAGCGCCCAACGGCCCAAGCATGGGAACAGCAGCACAAGCCGACGAGCCCAGCGAAGACAATCCAGTAACGGTTGTTTGGCGTCCCCAGCCCCGACAGGAAGCGTTCATAGAATGCCCGGTCTTTGAGGTTCTCTATGGTGGGGCCAGAGGCGGTGGAAAGACAGACGCAGTTCTAGGCGAGTTCGCCATTCATGCGAGCATATACGGCAAAAACGCCATAGGGCTGATGGTTCGTAAAGAGCGGACCCAGCTGATTGAGACCATAGAACGCTCCAGGCAGATGTACGGCCCAATAGGCTGCACCTACCACGAGCAGGAGAAGATGTGGCGCTTCCCGAATGGGGCACGCCTCAGGTTCGCCTACCTAGAGCGGGATGCAGACGCAGACGCCTATCAGGGCCATAGCTATACGCGGGTGTATGTCGAGGAGATAACGACATTCCCCGACCCGAAGCCAATTCTGAAATTGATGGCTACGCTACGCTCTGGTGCTGGCGTGCCTTGTGGGTTCAGGGCCACGGGCAACCCTGGAGGGGTCGGACACCATTGGGTCAAGGCTCGCTATATCGACTACGCCCCGAACGGATGGGAAATCAAAACCGAGCGGTTCAAAAACCCGTGGTCTGGCGAGATTGTAGAGCGTGACCGGGTGTTCATCCCGTCGCGTCTCAGTGAAAACAAATACTTAGGCTCTGACTACGTTGCCAACCTTCAGATGGCGGGATCAGCCAATCTGGTGCGGGCATGGCTCGCCGGGGACTGGTCAGTCATAGAAGGCGCATTCTTTGACAACTGGAAGTCAGAAAAGCACACCGTCCGACCGTTTCTTGTCCCTAAGGACTGGGTACGATTCAGGGCAATGGATTGGGGAAGCGCCGCTCCCTTCGCCGTTTATTGGTGCGCGGTTGCGACTGACGATTACGAACTTGGAGACGGGCGAGTTCTGCCCCGAAATGGCCTTGTCGTATATCGCGAGTGGTACGGGTCGAGTGCTCCAAACGTGGGAATCAAACTCACCGCTGATGAAGTCGCTCGCGGTATTGCACAACGAGACGCAGGCGAAAGGTTTAGCTACAGCGTATTGGACCCAGCGGCTTTTGCACGCGACGGAGGGCCAAGCATTGCAGAGCGAATGGCAGAAGCGGCTCCATCCGTCATCTTCCGGCGAGCAGACAACAAACGAGTGTCTGAGCGTGGGGCAATGGGTGGCTGGGATCAAGTACGGCAAAGACTGAACGGCGAGGGCGACAAGCGCCCAGGCATCGTTGTGTTCGATACCTGCACGCACCTCATCCGCACGCTTCCTGCACTGCAACACGATAGCGACAGGCCGGAAGACGTGGACACGCACAGTGAAGACCACGCGGCGGACGCCATCAGATACGCCTGCATGAGCCGACCGTGGGCAGCGGACATCCCTGCCAAGCCCAAGCCATTCAAGGGCTGGGAAAGCAGCACGCTTGACGAGCTATGGGCCGACCATGAGCGGCAACTGAACCGGGACATACTCTGAAATATTATTTCTCTCCGCTCGGAGACGAACGTAAGGAAATTACGCAATGGTTGCACAGTACAACGACCAAGTGGCGCTGTTGAGCAATGCCTCAGCCTCCGGCAGTGCGGCAACGGTAGACGGCGGACGCTACATCTGGTCAAGCGTTGGGACGTTCTCAGGAGCTACCCTGTCGCTTCAGGCTTTGCTTCCAGACGCATCTACCTACCTGACTGTAGCTACCCACACGGCGGCCAATGCGACAGAGATTGCAGTGGGTGGCCCGACCACGATGAAGGTGACTGTTACGGGTTCGCCAAGCGGTATTTACAGCCAGTTGAAGCGGATCACGTCGTGAGCGCGGTTGCTGTTGTTAGTCCGGTAAAGATACTTGCGGCATCTGCCACAGCAGTAACCGCTCCTGCGGACACTGCTGAAAACACGCTCGCAACAATCACCATACCAGCCGGGGCGATGGGCCTTAATGGCATTGTCCGCATTCGGGCTGAATGGTCATACACGGGTTCCACGAACTCAAAGACTTTGCTGGTGAAGTTTGGCGGCACTGCATTCCTTTCTGTTGGTGATACAGCTGCCGCAAACACAAGCGCCATCGGTACGTGTCAAATCCATAACCGTAACTCCGCAAGCTCACAGCGCGGTTCCGGCACAGTGATTTCCAATGGTGCAACTGTATTTGCCGGGACTGTGCAGACTGGTTCCATTGATACGACTGCGGCGGTTACGATTCTCATCCGTGGCACCAAGGCTTTAGCAGGTGAAACACTCACGCTTGAATCCTACCTCGTTGAGCTAATCACCCCATAATGGCCAAACCATCCGACAAGGACCGGGAGCTAGCTGAACGCTGGCTTGACCGCATAGGCAAGCGCGAGAGTGACTGTCGGTCCTGGTATGAAGATGCTGACCGCGTTGCGAAGCGTTATCGCAATGAGGGGGAGGCTGCAAAGCAGGGGTCTACACCACGCGGGAGACGGTTCAACGTCCTGTGGTCAAACGTCAACGTCCTGAAGCCTGCGCTGTATGCCAAGAGCCCCAAGCCTGAGGTAGAGCGCAAGCACAAGGACAAGGATGCGGTTGGTAGACTAGCGGCTCAAATCCTTGAGCGAGCCTGTCTCACCAGCATTCAGGACCAGACGTTTGACGATGCCATGAAGATGGCCCGTGATGACCGTTTGTTGTCAGGGCGCGGGTCGGTATGGCTTCAGTACCAGCCGACCTTTGGCGAACCGACGCAGGAACGCCTCCCGGTCAATGAGGTGAATGGGGCCTATCAGGCGGAAGGCGACAGCAAGTTCAAGTCCAAGGGCTCAGTCCTTGAAGACGATATGGGGCCGTTTGTCCCTGGTGAAGAATACACACCCGTTGTCAGTGAGCGGGTCAAGATCGAGTTCACGCATCACAAGGATTTGCTGACATCCGACGCCCCGTCATGGGACATGGTGACATGGGTTGCCCGTCGCGTCTGGATGACCAAGCGCAAGATTGCCAAGCGGTTTGGTGGGGCGATAGCGGCCCAGATTGACACCAAGAGAGCCGAGGCCAAGTCAAAGGATGAGAAGGTCAGCCGTGATACGGCCCCCATCTGGGAGATTTGGGACAAGGACAGTGGGGATGTCATCTGGGTCTGCCCTGACTACAAGAACGGGCCGCTTGATGTTAAGCATGACCCGCTTGGGTTAGCCGGGTTTTTCCCGACGCCACGTCCTGTCTACGGAACACTGACACCGGATAGCCTGATCCCGGTTCCTGACTTCATGGAATACGCAGACCAGGCGCGTGAGTTGGACCTTCTTACCGACCGCGCCTATCGGCTGATTGAGGGCATACGGGTTGCTGGTGTCTATGATTCCAACGCGCCGGGCCTTGCCCAACTGTTCAACGGCACGACTGGCGACAAGTTCGTAGCGGTCAACAATTGGGCGGTATTTGCTGAAAAGGGTGGGCTCAAGTCCGCCATGGATCAGCTTGACGTGTCCGAGATGGCCAAGGCGCTTCAGGTCATCCTTGAGGTTCGCGAGCGGGTAAAGTCCGACCTTTACGAAGTGTCTGGCATCTCAGACATCATGCGGGGCGATACGTCGCCTAGCGAGACGCTTGGGGCTCAGAAGCTCAAGAGCAGCTTCGGCACATCGCGCATTCGTGAACCTCAGTCCGACATGCAACGGTTTGTCCGTGATGCGGTACAGATCGTGGCTGAAATCATCTGCGAGCAGTTCTCACCTGAACAGATTGCCGACATGGCAGATGCGCAGGACTTGCTCAAGGACCAGTTTGCTGCTGACCCGCAAGCTGCGATGGAAACCTATATGGCGGCCATCCAGCTTCTCAAGGAAGAGAAGGCGCGTGGCTACCGGATTACCATCGAGACGGATTCAACCGTTGAACTGGACGAAGCGCAGGAGAAGCAGGACCGCATCGAGTTCCTGACGGCGGCGACCGGGTATCTGGAAAAGGCCGCGATGATGGCCCAGATGAGCCCGGCCATGATGCCGCTTATGGGCGAAATGCTCATGTGGGGCATGAAGGCGTTTCGGGTCTCACGCGACCTTGAGAAGTCCTTTGAGAGTGCGCTGGGTGGCATCCAGCAGGAGATGCAGCAGAAGGCCATGCAACCGCCGCCTGCTGACCCGGCCATTGAAAAAGCCAAGATGGACGCCCAAGGCAAGCAGATGGAACTGCAAGCCAACATGCAGTTGGAGCAGGCCAAACTACAGGCCCAGCAGCAACTTGAGCAGGCGAAGTTGCAGGCTGACGGACAGACCAAGCAGATGGAGTTCAGCTTCAAGTCCAAGGAATTGGAACTGAAGGAACGTGAGTTGGAGATGAAAGCCCAGCAGCACGTTGAGCAGATGGCCATGCAGCACTCGCAGCACCAGGACGAGATGTCCATGCGTCAGTCAGAAAGCCAGAGCAATGCCGAACTGAAGCGCGAGGACATGAAGTCCAGAGCGACGCAGGCGTTCATGAAGGGCGGGTCTGGTGGTGAGGGTGATGGCACAGATGAAGAGGACGATGTGAAAATACAGCTAGACCCGGAACTGCAGCAGGCCATTGCGCAGGCTGTCATCCAGCAGAAGCAGGCAAGCACCGAAAAGGCCAAGCAGCAATTGCCCAATGCCATGGCCCAGACAGCCCAGCAGATGGGAGAGGCGGCACAGGCCCTTGTGCAGTTGGCTAATACGCTGTCCGCCCCGGTTGAAATCCAGAAAGACCCCAAGACGGGCCGCAAGCGTGCGGTGAGGGTGACGGCGTGAGCTTCCCGACCATGAAGCCTGACCGTCTGAACGGAAAAGACATCCTTCGCCCCGTTGTCTATGAGGGCGGCACGCCAAGGCTTGAATCCAGCGCCGTATGGTTCCCGCCTAGCGTTCAGGTTGTGCCGAATTATGAGCCGCTTGGCCGTCTGGTTGAGATTGAAGCCCAGCAGATTGTGGCCATGAAGGCCATGAAGACATCAGAGTTGCGAGAGCGGCTCTTTGCATTTGCCCATAGGGTGATTGCCAACGAACAGAGGAAACCAATCAATGGCTAACGCTTTTTACCCGTTGTGGAAGCAGGCCATCCTGCTTGGTACTGGTGCTTCTGAGCTGAACAACGGTGCGGGCGCTTCGGTTATCTTCGTTGACACCGGAACGTACACCTACAACACGGCTCACGACTTCTTCAACGACCTTTCCGGCACGTATGGAGACGGCGGCACAAACCGCGCCAGTTCCGAAGTCATCACCAGCCCGACCTACACCAACGGCACCTTTGACGGGGCAGACACGACATTCGCTGCGGTGAACACATCCAGTACCACGGTTGAGGGCTTCGTCATCTTCGTGAATGACAGCTCTGCCGACACGACATCCTACCTTGTGGCGTACTTTGACACGTCCATCACGGGGATGCCGTTCAGCACCTCGTCAGGGTCACAGGTGACGATAACCTGGAACGCTTCAGGGATTTTCGCTCTCTAATGCAGTCGATCACCTTCGACGAAAGCCCGCAGGTTGATGGACGCAAGTACGTGACCTTCAGGCTCGTTGATGACCAAGGCGCACAGCATATCGAGGTTGGGCTTTATCCAGGCAACTTCGACCCTAACAGCATCCTTGCAGCAATGGCTGTCCGTTGGGACGCCATGCTTGCCAATGCCGAGTTGCAGGCAAACCTAGAAGAAATCGCGGGTGGGTAATGCCTACATTCAAGTATTCCACACCAGCCCAGCTTCGACAGAGGCTGCGGCAGGAGTTCAAGACCGCGACTGGTAGACGGCTGCACAAAATAGCCGCTTGGGCTGATGCGAACCTGACGGACGTGCAGTTGCAGAATGTGTTTGGGCTGACGGCTCCACAGGCAGCGACACTCAGGACGAAATTGCAGGCAATGGCCGCAAGGCTCAATTCATTCGATGCAGAGGCGGGTCAGTAGGTGGCAAACTGGTTCGTCTCATCGGTCGGCTGGACGGCTGTTACGCAATGGGCAGCAAGTACAGCCTACAGCGTAGGAGACATCCGCAGGCAGACCGCGCCAACGGGTACGAACCATCGTGTGTTTCGCTGCACGACAGCAGGCACCAGCGGCGGGTCAGAGCCTGCGTGGAACCTGACCAAGGGCAGCACGACAAACGATAACACGGCTGTGTGGACCGAAGTAACGGGAAACAGCACATACAACACCACGTCCTTCGCAGCCCCTCACGCATGGCTACAGAACGCAGCGGGTTCAGGTTGGGCTGCTGCGGGTGACACGATCTACGTTGACGATGACCACGCAGAGACGCAGGCGGCATCGGTTACGATAACCAATGTAGGCACGACCACAGCCCCTTGCCGAATCATTTGCATCACAAGCACGTTTTCGAACCCGCCTGTTGTTGGTGAAATCACCACTACTGCGGTTGGTGCAAACATTGCCAACACGGGGGCCAACAATATGGCCCTGATTGGCGATTTCCATTGCTACGGCCTTCACTTCAGGGCGTCCAATTCGACCAACTCGCAGCGCCTTGACCTGAACAATAGCGGTTCTGCGGCCCATCAGCAGATATACGAAAACTGCGTTCTGGAGTTGGGGGGGGCTGGCGCGAGTTCCATCATGACGCTTGGGCCTAACAGCCCGGGAAGCGTGACGGAACTGAGGAACACTACTGTTACGCTAAACGCCGCTGGCCATGTGCTCAACCCACGTCAGGCCATCATCAGGTGGAATGGCGGTTCCTTGACCGGAACAGTGCCAACGGGCCTGTTTGGAGACGGCGGACTCGGTGACGGTGCAGGCTCTAACGTCATCATTGATGGCGTAGACCTAAACAGCTCGGGCACATGGACATCCAAGTTTCTGATAAACGCCGCGAATTTGAGCGCGTCTGAACGTGGCTTCCTGCTCCGGTTTGTGCGCTGCAAGGTGGCGACTACGTTGGGTGGGGTTTCTACTGGTACTTATCCGGCGTCAAACATCAGAACCGAGTTCATCAACAGCGATGACACGACCAACAGGACGTACCGCGAAGAATACTACGACCGGACTGGCGTGCTCACCACTGGAACCACTGTTGTCCGAACAGGCGGCGCAAGTGATGGCGTTACCACCAAGTCGTGGAAGGTAGTCTCAACCGCGAACTGCTCCTACATCAACCCGTTCGTATGCCCAGACATATACCAGTGGGTTGACTCGACGGGGTCAAAGAACATCGACATCCAGATTGCGAACAACTCGAGCGTTACCGCAACGGATGCCGATATCTGCTTTGACGTTGAGTATATGGGATCAAGCGCCCATCCGCAGAGCACGATTGGAACGAACAGGCCGAAGATTCTCGCCACTGGTACAAGCTGGACGGATACGTCAGGCACGGAGACCTGGGGCGGCTCTACTACGAACAAGCAGCGTATGCGGTCCACTGTAACTATCAACGCCAAGGGTTGGATCAGGGTCCGCGTTTACGTCATCAAGACATCCTTCACGGTCTATATTGATCCGCTCATAACGGTGTCGTAATGGCAACCCGCCAGTTTGCGACGCCAGACGGGTTCGTCAACGAGACCACCAGTTACGAATACGCGACCCCGGTTGGGTTCCTGAATGAGACTGTAAACGCCAGCGGCACAACGGCTTCACCGCCGCTTCTGTCCTCTACCAGTGCCTTTTACAACGCAACAGTCAGCGTAACATTCTCTCTTACTGCTCCCATCCTGAGCAGTGCAAGTGCCTTCTACAACGCCACTGTATCGCCTCAGATCGCGCTAACCGCGCCTGTTCTGAGCAGCACTAGTGCGCTGTATGATGCCAGTGTCTCGGTAACTTACGCGCTATCTGCTCCGTTACTCAGCAGCACGAGCGTTCAGTACAATGCGTCTGTAGCAGTTACGTTCAATCTTGATGCGCCGTTACTGGCGAGCTCAAGCGTATTCTATGACCATGTGGTCAGCGTTGCGGGTGTTACGACCGTTGTCCCACCGCTGCTATCGAGCACTAGCACGCTGTACAACGCGAGCGTGTCGCTTGGGACGATTTCGGTTGGTGCGCCGTTACTGAGCAGCACTAGCCAATTGTACGCGCCGTCACTTGGCGGGTCTGGTTCAGACACCCATGACGGCTTCGACCCATACGCCAGAAAGCGCAAGGCCAAAGGCGGCAAGCGCAAGAAGGAAGTTGAAGACCTTCTAGCCAAGCTCATGGGCCTGGTGCCAGAAGACGCGCCGGAAGAGATTGAACAAGCCGTGGAGGTTGCGAAAGCGACCGTTGAGCGGATTTCCGCCCCACAGGTTGACTACACGGATCAGATTGCTGCGTTGCAAACAGCGCAGCTTCAACTGGCGAAGCTCGACGCCCTGCTGCGTTCCTACGAGGACGAAGAGGAGGACGAAGACCTTTTGCTCATGAGCATGTGAGGAGACTATGGCACGACAGCGACACTGCGATGTCTGCAATGACTGGCATGAAATCGAGGAATGGCCGCAAGCCTGCATGGGCCACTATCGCAAGGACAAGAACAGCAAGTCCATGCACGTGATGGGTGACTTGGAGCCCTACAAATCCATGATTACGGGCGAAGTGATTGCCGGGCGCAAGCAGCACCGGGACCACCTCAAGGCCCACGGCAAGATCGAAATCGGCAACGAATACGAAGCTGCATCCAAGCGGGAGCGAAAGGAAATGCCCCCGGTTGAGCAGACCGTGAAGCGTGCCTTTGAAGCATACGAACAGGGCTACAGGCCCCGGCCAATGAGCCGACAGGAGTTTGACAGCTAATGGCTGACATCAAGGACGCAATTTCCAAGGCTTGGGACGACATCCATGGGAGCGATGACACGTCATCCGCACCAACCGAAACCAAGACAGAAGCGCCTGCCACTACCCAGCCTGAAGACATAGACGCCCCGACAGATTGGGCCCATGAAGACCGCGAAGCCTTCCGCGCCTGGCAGCCTGAAGTCCGCAAGACCTTCATGGACAAATACACCAACTTCACCAAGACGGCTGAAGAGAAGTACGCAGAGCAGGTAAAGGCAGCGCAGGAATATGCCCCGTTCCGTGAAATCATTTCTCAACGGCAGCAGCTTCTACAGCAGCGCGGTATCAAGCCGGATCAGTGGTTCAACAACCTTGCCCAGCTTGATGATTACGCGACACGCGACCCGAAGGGGTTTGCAAAGTGGTATGTCCAGAATACAGGGCTTGATCCCCGCGAGCTATTTGGCGCTCAGTTGGGACAGGCTCAGCAAGCCTACCAGCAGTCACAAGACCAGTATGTAGACCCACAAGTTCAGTCCTTGCAGCAGCAGATCGAGCGCATGGAACGGGCGTTCCAGCAGACGCAGATGGGGTTACAGCAACAACAGGAAGCGGCACGCCAGCAGGAATTGCAGCGCCGCACGCAAGAAATTGAACAGTTCCGCACAGCCAAAGGCCCGGACGGTAAATTGCTCCACCCGTACTTCGAGGAAGTAACGGGGACGGCAATCAACCTGCTCCGTGTCGGTGCCGCCTCGGACCTGCAATCTGCCTATGACCAGGCAGTTCACGCTAACCCGCAGACACGCGCCAAGGTGCTCGCTGACATTCAGGCTCAGCAGCGCCGAGAGGCCGAAAAAGCGAAGCGGGAACATGCCCAGAAGGCACAACGCGCCTCTGTAAGCGTCTCGTCCGAAGGGACGGGGGCAAACGGACAAGTGCGACCCAAGCGGGGTGAAAGCCCCATGGACACAGTCAGGCGGGCCGCAGCGGACCTAGAGAGCCGCAGGCACTAGCCAAAACAACAGGAGGCCGAGATGGCTGACCCAAACAGTTCATATACCGAACTGCTTACAACGACGCTTGAATACCGCGCACCGGAAATCCGTGACAACGTAACGGACAACATTGCGCTGCTGAAACGCCTGAAGGAACGCGGGAACGCAGACCCGTATCCGGGTGGCCGTACCATCGTTGAGCCGCTCGATTGGGCGGAGAACAGCACGTATACGCGCTATACGGGCTACACAACGATTGACATCACCCCGCAGACCGTCCTGACCTCTGCCGACTTCAACATGAAACAGGCCGCAATGTCTGTCACCATGTCTGGCACTGAGCAGTTGCAGAACTCGGGTTCCAAGGAAAGCATCTTCAACTGGCTTTCGGCCCGTGTGAAGAACGCAGAGCGTTCATTCATGAACAACCTGTCGGCTGACCTTTACTCGCTCGGCACTGCCTCGGGTGGCCTCCAGATCAACGGCTTGCAGAGCCTTGTGACGGACGCTGGCACGGGCACGGTCGGAAACATCAACTCCAGCACGTATTCGTTCTGGCAGAACTATGTTTTCGACTTCTCGACCAACTCGCTGACGGCTTCCGCCTCGACCATTCAGCAGGCCATGAACACGGCATGGCTGAACGTCAAGCGCAACTCGGACGCCCCTGACCTGATACTCGCTGACAATACGTACTACAACTACTATTGGCAGTCGCTTCAGGCCATCCAGCGCATTGCGTCGGACAGCAAGGCACAGGCGGGTTACGCGGCGCTTCAGTTCATGGGCGCGGACGTAATCCCTGACGGTGGCAACGGCGGCGATTGCCCTGCCAACCACATGTACATGCTCAACACCAACTACCTCCACTACAGGCCGCACCGCGACCGCAACATGGTGGTGATTGGCGGCGACCGCATGTCAACCAACCAGGACGCCTTCGTTCGTCTCATCGGATGGGCCGGAAATTTGACCGTCAGCAACAGAAGCTTGCAAGCGGTTCTTGTAGCTTAAACAGTTGAGTTTGTTTGTGTTTTTGTGTTGTCTATTTGGGCTGTAATGGGCTATAACCTGCATCAGTAATAGATGGAGGTTGAAATGCCAATACGTGACCTGACCGGGCTTAGGTTCGGTCGGCTAGTTGGGGTTGAGTACGCTGGTGGTGGTCGCTGGCGGTGCAAATGCGATTGCGGACGCACCGTTGATGTCATCACCAGCAATCTCAACAAGGGTAACTCCACATCATGCGGCTGCAAGCGCGAAGAAACGCTTGTGAAACATGGAATGGCTGGGACCAAGATAAACGCAGTTTGGAGAAGCATGGTCCAGAGGTGTCACAATCCTAAGGACCGCTCATTTCATAACTACGGTGGACGCGGCATCACGGTCTGCACGGAATGGCGAGAGAGTTTCTCGCAGTTCATCGCAGACATGGGGTTGCGGCCTGACGGTTTTGATATTGACCGAATCGACAACAACAAGGGTTACGACCCTGACAATTGCCGATGGGTATCCAGAAAGCGAAACCTCAACAACCGAAGAAACAACAGACGCATTCAATTCAATGGGCAGTCAAGAACCATAGCCCAATGGGCCGATGCACTTGGCATAAACTACAGAACTTTGAACAACAGAATAAATCGGGGTTGGCCCATAGAGCGAGCCCTGACAGAAGGGGCGAAAGCCTCCTTCAAAATCCCAAAAACATAGGCCCTTCGGGGCCTTTTTCTTTGAAGGAATACAATCATGACAACCTCAGCATATTGCAATGACGGCACGCTTGGCGTTGACGTTACTGCCACTGGCGTAACAACCCCGGCTTGGCCCGTTGGAAAGCGCGTGACGCTCTCGGACGGTTCAACGTGGATTTACGTGAAAGCCTCGGCAACCGTGAACCAGTATGATTGCGTTGCAATCATCGACAGCGCCACGGTTCAGGGCATGACATCCACCATTGGCCTTCGTGGTGTGGCTGTTGGGTTCGCTCAGCAGGCGCTTACCTCGGGGTCATACTATTGGGTGTTGACCTCAAACCCGACACCTCCGTCCGCTCCGGCTGGCGTTCCAGACTCAACGGACAACTACAAGGTCCGCGTCTTGGCGTCGTGCGCGGTTGATGCCAAGTTGGCAACGACTTCGACGGCTGGTGCGCTTGACGATACCACGGCGGGCACTGTCTGCCGCATGAACGGCATCGTCATCACTGACACGAACACGGCTTCCGTCTCCTCTGCCCGTACTTTCCGTACGGCCATTGGTGGCGTAACGTGGGATGCGGTGTAATTTCTAACCCTATAAAGTGGATCGGGGGGGTAGCTTGCCCTCCCGAGACTTTCAGAAACTATGTAGAGCGCAACCTGGCACGCGGTCTTCCAGAGATAGCTTTGACAAAAGCGCATGACCAAACGCTCTACATAGCCTGTTCCGGCCCAAGCCTTCGCGAGACGCACAAGGAACTGTTGGGCAAGCCTAACGTATGGGCGCTGAACTCAGCCCATGACTACCTCATCCGTCAAGGCATTGTGCCTAGCCACGGTGTAGCCCAAGCCCCTGAATATCAGGTGCTGGACTATTTCAGGCAGGCAGGGCCGGGGACGGAATACCTGTTTGCCTCCTGCACTCATCCAGACTTGGTTGACTACGTGCTTGAGCGAAACGGCAAGGTGACGTTCTGGCATTCGGATTGCCCTGAAGACTGGAATGTAGACTTCAAGGGCAAGAATACGATCTTCGGCGGCGGCACGGTCGGGCTTAGGTCTTTGGACCTCGCTTGGGTGCTTGGCTACCGGGACGTGCATGTGCTCGGGCTTGATGCCTGCATATCAGACGATGACAGGATTGGCCCTGAGACGCCGCTCTATGCCGACAGGCGCAAGGACATACTGACCTTCATATCCAACGGTAGGGCCTTCAGGGCGCTCCCCGGATACGCAAGGCAGGTTGAGGATTTTGGGCGCACCATCCGGCCCCTGACAGGATTGGCCGTCACCCTATACGGGGACGGGCTCATGCAATGGGCAAACAGACCACAAGGATAAACCAATGCAGATTGGCTACACGCGAGACACGGACAACCCGGACTCCGACATGAAGGGCGATCCGTTTGCAGGCCAGATGGCTCGTTTCTTCTATGACTACAAGCAAAAGCACGACATGGCCGGAAACGCCGTGCTTGACGGAAACGGCGAGCCTGCAATGTCTAAAATCCTGTGTGTCGAGATTTCGACGGCACATGACCCGATGTCAAAGCCAGTGTTCAAGGCAACGGAAGCCCACAAGGTCCAGTACAAGCGGTTTTGGGACGCATTCAACCGTCAGGAAGACTTCACGCGCGAGGCCGGAACGCCGCTCAATCTCCTGCAAGACCTAGACCTCATCCAGCAGTACCAGATTCAGGGCATGGCCATCCTGTCGATCGAGCAGCTTGCGTCAGTCCATGAAGGCATCCTGTTGCAGCATCAGTGGCTTCGTCACTGGAAGAACAAGGCGCAGGGCTACTTGATCGAACACAAGGCCCGCCCTGACCAGAAGGTGCAGGACGAATTGGCCGAACTCAGGGCGCAGATTGCAGCCCTGTCGAAAGGCCAGCCAGCGGTGATTGAGACCGTATCCGTTGAAGAAAAAGCCGACCGTGACGCGGCGCGCGCGGCCCAAGCAGCTTCGGGAAAGCCCGATGTGAACAACCCCAAGAAATCCCCTAAAGAGAAGGAAGCAGCCTAATGCGTCAGACCCAAGCACTTGCCACTGGTACACCTCCCATCACAGCCAAGGGCCTCGGCGGCGAAGTCCAGAGCCTTACCCTTGCAGGTTCAAGCGCAACGGATGCGACTGCGATTACAGCCCCCAAGGTCATCATCACGACCTCTTCGGCTGGTGGCGCAATCCTGTGGGCTCCGACCCCTGGTGACAGCGTTATGATCAAGAACGAAGCTGGCGCAACCTGCACGCTTTACCCGCATTCGGGCGGCACTATCAACGCTACAACCTCGCTTTCAGTAGCGACGGCAAAGAGCGTTGTTGTGTTCGCTTCTTCGGCCACGGCTTGGCATTCAATTCCGACCGTTGCCTCCTAACCGGGGGATACAGCTATCACTGTTCTTCAAATCGTTCAGGACGCATGTGCTGAAGTAGGGGTATCAACCCCTTCGTCAGTCATCGGCTCGACAGATGCAAATGTCGTGCAGATGCTTGCGCTCCTGAACAGGGAAGGTAAATGGCTCGCCAAGGGCTATGACTGGCAGGTTCTGAGGAAGGAAGGAAGCTTCACAACCTCAGCCGCCAACCAGCAGATTGCTGACCTGACCAGCTTCACGGATACCAGTTCCGCTTCGGTGACGGACTTTGACCGCATGGTTCCAAAGACCATGTGGGACAGGACCGCCTCTGAGCAGATCGGGGAGCCGCTGACCGCTGCACGGTATCAAGGCGACTTGGCGAACGTCACAACAGGGGTGCGCTATCGGTACATCATCCGTGGCAACTCGCTGTTCTTCTCACCCGTGCCGCCTGCAAGCCACTCAGTGTACTTCGAGTATTACAAGAAGCACTGGTGCGCCTCGTCGGGTGGCTCCGGCAAGGTCGCGTTCACGGTAGACACTGACGTTGGCATTCTTAATGAGGATTTGCTCACACAGGGCCTTGTCGTGCGCTTCCTGAAATCAAAGGGCCTCGACTACGCGGAAGAGTTCCGCCGCTACGAGCACATGATTTCCTCACTGACGGGCGGACAGTCCCCGGCCCCGGATTTGAGCGTCACGCCTCCGACTCCATACGATGTAACTGACCCCTACGTGCCAGATGGTTCGTGGTCATGAATTACAAGCCAGCTTTGCTTTCTCTTTATGCAACTAACCATTGACTTGCTGATATTGAATTTTTTGGCGATTTCCTGAAGTGTTTCGGGGGATTGAAAAATTTCCTTTGCTTGAGTTGAATTTAGTTTCGCAACAGGACTGGCGTCTCCGCGTCGGCTTCTTGCACGGCCCTTTGCCTTCATGTCGGCAATGTTTTCTAGTTGAGTTGCAGCGAATAGATGCCTTGGGTTTACGCAAAGTGTGTTGTCGCACTTATGGCATATGCATAAGCCTCGCTCTGGGTCTCCGTATGCCATGATGTAGCTTACACGGTGTGCTTTCATTGGCCCGCCTCTGAAGCGGAATGTGCCATACTTGTTGCTTGAGTGTTTTTGCTTTCCGCAAGTTCCGCCTGTCCAAATCCAGCATTCATCATCGGAACCTTTCTGAACCCTGCTCCAGAATGGTTTTGGTGGTCTTCCCATAGTCTTTCTCCCGAAAGGGAGTTTGTAACCACTGTATCTAAAAAGGTAGTCAATGGCTGACCAGCGCACCATGCAACTTGTTGCCGCCCTAAGCAGCAGGCCACAAGTCCCGCCCCGTGGCATTGATGCCTTGCAGTTGGAACAGATGCGCGAGGCTGAACTTGTCCGTCAGAGGCAGGCGCAACAGCAGATGATGCAGTCCCAACCTGTCCAGCAGTCTCCACAGGACCGATTGCCGACCATTGCGCAGTATCAAGCCCAGATGACGGCGCACGACCCTTCTATTCCTACCGTAAGTCAAGCACCACAAGAGCCCTCCATGTGGGGCAACATGCCAAGCATTACCAGCCTCATCCAGGCGCTCTACTCCAGCCAGAAGCCGGATGCGCAGCTTGACAAGCGGTTGGGCGGCATGACGGGCAACATGGCCCTGAATAACCAGCGTCACAGGCAGATGCTGGACGATTTCGAGCGTGAACGCATCCGCGCCAACATGGCATTGCCAAAGGCTCAGTA